CAGTTGCAAACGTTAATATTCTTGAAGGTATTCGCTTTTACGTATCCTTTGCTTGTAGTTTTGCTTTTGGCGAACTCAAGCTTATGGAAGGAAGCGCAAAAATCATCTCTCTTATTGCAAGAGATGAAAATCAACACCTAGTCATCACTCAAAATATTCTTAAGAATTGGATGAATGGTGATGACCCAGAGATGAAGCAGATTGCTCAAGAAGAAGAGCAATGGTTGTACAAGGCGTTTGAGAATGCAGTCAATCAAGAAAAGTATTGGGCAGAGTATCTGTTTAAGGACGGTTCTATGATTGGTTTGAATGACAAACTGTTACAGCAGTATGTCGAATGGATTGCCAACCGTAGAATGAAAGCAATTGGACTCAAACCACTCTATGACATTGCCGCAAAGAATAATCCACTTCCTTGGACAGAGCACTGGATCTCTTCTAAAGGTCTTCAAGTGGCACCACAAGAAACCGAAGTTGAATCCTACATTGTTGGAGGAATCAAGCAAGATGTCACCAAAGATACCTTTGCAGGATTCTCTCTGTAAAGGAAATTGTAACTGTAATTGCTTAAAAGTAGAAGATGCTTTAGAGGCATATCAAGATGCAGCAGAAGCAGATGATTATCTATTTGGTGATTATGATTATTGCTCAGAATGGTTAGATAATACGGAGGGGTAAAACCCTCCTTTTTTTATAAATAAATTTAAGACCAAAAATTATAAGAACAATGTTGCCATCTGATATTAGATCACTAGCAGAAGCATATCAAAGTATCTACGCTCAAGAGGAAATCGTAGAACTCACAGAAGAACTTCTTGACGAATCATTTGATGAGTTGGTTGAAGAACTCATTGAAGAAGGTTATGAAGAGGAAGAAGCAATTTCTCTATTGGAAGATGCAACTGATGATTATCTTGATGAAGCAAAGGTCACTTTCGGACACGACACCACTGCTAGAAGAGCATCTGGTGCTCCTGTAGGTGCTAGAAGAAAGTATGGTAAGAGAAAAGCAGGTGAGGCACTGAAAGCAGCAGGAAGTGCTGTAAAGGGTGCTGCTGATAGTGCTAAGAAGAAAGCATCTGCTGCAAAGGCAGGCGTTCAAATTGCTGGTTCAATTGCCAAAGATGAGGCAAGAAGAGCAGGACGTAAGGCAGTACACGGTGTTAAGCACAGTGTAGAGAAGAAAAAGCAAGAAGTTAAGAGTGGTATCAAGGGTTTCCTTGGTAAGGCAGCAAGAAAGGTTGCCAGCAAGGCAGCAGGTGCTGCTGCTAGACTTGGTGAAGAAGCAATCCAAGAGGCAGATTCTATTGCTGCAATGAGAGAAAGAGCAGCAAAGAGAAGAAAGCAGCGTTATGGTGCTAGTGATACCAGTCGTGGTGGTCGTGATGATTTCAGACCATACACCAAAGCAGATTATGAAAGAGGTGAAGCAAATGATCCTAGAAAGAAGGATCAGAAAGAAGAGTTTGAAATTGATGAAGCAAGAGCAATGGGATCTGCTCGTTCAGGAGATCAAAATCCCAAAGGTTCTCAGGTTCGTGTAAGTTCTGGTCGTGGAATGACAATGACTCCAGCAAGAGGGTTGGGTGCTTCTAAACCAAAAGGTGATGATGCGAAGAGAAAGGCAAAGTATGATGCTCAAGCAAAAGCAGATCGTAGAGCAGCTGCTAGAGATAGAGCGGCAGAAGGTGAAGATAGAGTTGGTAGATTGATTCGTAAGGTTCAGAGAGAAGAACTAGAAGCAACTGGTTTGTTCTCCGAGCAAGAACTTGATGCGATTATGGAAATGGATTTTAAAATTGATCCAGCTGCACATAAGCAACAGCAGAAAATCCAGAAAGCAACTAATGTTCAAAAAGCAACTTCTGGACCAGAATCTTCTGCAGCAGCAGGTGCCGTTAAAAGACTTGGTGGTTCTGGGGTAAGTCTTCCACCTGTTTGATTAAACTTTAAATATTATTCGGGAGGGGTAAACCCCTCCTTTTTTATTATCTAGTGACTGATTTTTTAACGAACACTTCTCCTTCAAGGATTTTTATAGTGTTCCCATTACTATAAAGAATCAGATCATATAAGTATCTTCCTGGGGTTAGATCTCTAGTTTGAGTTGATGTCAATGCAATTTTTACTTTTCCGTTAGATATATCCGTAACTGTTGTTGTAAATGATGTTGAAGTTGCTGAAGAACCAGTTCTCTTCATTTTTGCAATACCAGTGTATCCATTTAATTCAAATGGACCAGACTCGTCTGCAAGAACAAAAACTTGTTCAAAATCTGTCCCAGTATGAATAACTAGATTATTAGTATAGACTGCCATTTCTGTTTTTTAAGTATTTATTTTTATGATGTAATACCAGTTCTTACAAGTGCCATTCCTTCAACAGCAATTGATTTGAAATTTTCATTAGAAATTAAAAGTACATCGTAGACATATCTTCCTTCTTTCAATTCCGATGTAACTGTTGATGCCATTCCAAGGGTAATTAATCCTTCAGCAGCACTTGTAATACCAACTGTAAAATCTGTCTTTGTACTAGATGTTGCGTGTTTTCTCAATGCTGATGACGCAGCATATCCAGTGAGATTCAATTCAGTTCCACTTGAACTTAATATTGTTAATGGTAATGAAAAATCTTCACCAGAATTAATACTAATATTGTTCGTATAAACTGCCATCAGTATACTTCTTTATTAGGTATTTATCAAGGGGGGTTGACAAGAACTCAAATCGTAAGTAGAATCGCTTTGTTCCGGTTAAAGGATAAATAATAGCTCTATAAGATTATATTATGAGCTATGAGAATCCATGGAGATATAATGGCGAACTTTTTGACACTGATGATATTGGGGAGTACTTTGGTTTTGTTTACCGTATTACCAATAAGTACAACGGACGATCGTACATTGGTAGAAAGTATTTCTGGTCGTTTAGAAAACCTCCTGGAAAGAAAAGAAAAGTAAAACAAGAATCAGACTGGAAAAAGTATTATGGTTCTTGTCCTGAATTAAAAGAAGATATAAAATTATATAATAAAGAGAATTTCAATAGAGAGATATTGAGTTTGCATACGACTAAAGGTCTTTGCAATTATGAAGAAACTAAACAGTTGTTCTTAAATAATGTCTTATCTGAGGCACTTGACAACGGGAGTCCTGCGTTCTATAATAGCAACATTCTCGGACGCTATATGCGTAAAGACTATGGTAACTTTGGAAGACACTCTGAAGACGACTCATGATTGGGCAGTTGACAGAATGCACACTCTCTGTCAGATTGAGACTTATGATATGCTAGAGTCTGTAGAGAATGCTCATGCGATTCAATCGGAGTTTGCCGAATGGTTGGACTCCAACGTTGAAGACCATGAGATTTATTCTTTGGAATATCTTGGTGACGATTGAGTCACTAAATATCCCGTGCCGTGAAGAGCATTATGTTCTTGTGACGGATGTCGATTTCTATTAATTAAATGTTTAACAAAATTCTTCTTGGACTGCTTTCAATCTCTATTCCAGCAGCATGTGCTTATCCTTCAATTAGTGAGATTAAAACTCCACCAGAGATTGATGTTTCTGTAAATCAAGAAAAAGCAATCAAGATCGAAGTCATTGAAAAGAAGTGGACATGTCCAACTTGTAATCCTAATGAGCAGTATGTTTTAGAACAACTTCAAAAACATACAAGAATTACTGATCGTAATGCACTAGCAACGATTCTTGGTAATATCAAATCAGAATCAAACTTCTATCCAAACATTTGTGAGGGTGGAGCACGAGTTCCTTATGACAAGTGCTATAGTGGTGGTTATGGATTGATTCAGTGGACTTCTATTGGACGATATCGCAATCTTGGTAAGTTTTGTAATAAGTATGGATGCGATCCTAGTAGTTTAGAAGGACAAACTCGTTATATGATTAATGAAAGCACCTTCCAAAGATATCTTCCAGAATTTGAAGGTACGGGTCAAACAGTTTCTCAATATATGGTTGCTGCCTATTATTGGTTGGGATGGGGAATCAAAGGATATCGTGAACATTATGCATATGATTACACTAAAAAAATGGTATGGGCATGATTAAAAAAATCATTTCAAAACTTATTGGTAATACTATTAAAAAACCAACGCAAGAAAAAGAAACTCAAACTTCCTTACTACAAAAGAAAAACGCAAATTATGTCGGTGTTCCTGCACCCGTAATCTTGTCTAGTGATCCTTGGTTTGGTTCTGCAACTAAAAGTGAAAAGGGAATTGAGTATGAACAAAAAATTGCTACAGAATCTAAAATTCAAGAAGAGCAAAGAAAAGAAACGACTCAAGAACCTGAAAACATTCATCAAGTAATGTATGAAAAAGCAACAAAAAACTGGACTACTATATCCGAAACGCAGGGTGGTTCTGAGAACTTTCAAGAAGGACCTAGTGGATGGAGCTCCGGAACTGGTATGAGACAATTTCACAAATGAAAGAAGATTGGCGCTATAGTGAAGAACGAATGGAGTTAAGGCAAAAAGCATATACTCTTCTCTTAGGAAGATTTGGTTCTGAACTTAACGAAAACGGAGAACCACTTTATAGTATGCAAAGTATTTCTGAATGTGCTCATGATTGGGTTTCTCAAGGTAACGTAAATACTAGTGGGCTAGTAAAATATTATGAGGCATATTACTCATGAAAAACTTTTTTGCTGCACTAGTCGCAGCTGTTTCATTCGGTTCTCCAGTTTTGGCAGAACCAACTAAAGGATTCTATACGATGGACTCAATGGGTTGCATGATCTTACGAGAATGCACCGACAATGTTCGACGAATCACAAGCATCAAGGATATTCAAAATAATTATCCCAACTCTGATTATTCTGCTATTGCTGTGGAGTTTGACTCGATGTTGGTATCCCTTGATAAAATCGGAGTTATGGTTTTTCTAGCAGATGAGAAATACTTTCCAGTAGGACATCGTGGTGTCTATCATACGGTCTCTAATAACTTCTATCTCAATGATGCTTATATGCGTCGTCAAGGTGTATTGATGTCCGTACTGCGTCACGAGGGATGGCACGCTGCACAAGATTGTATGGCTGGTAGTATTGAGAATAGTTTGATTGCTATTATTAAACCAGAAGAAGAAGTACCTAAACTCTGGAGAGAGATGGTAGAGAGATCTTATCCAAAGTCTGCCGTGCCTTGGGAAGCAGAGGCAACTTGGGCAGGAAAAACCGAAGGAATGACGGAAAAGGCACTTGCTGCTTGTGCCACCGGTAAAATGTGGGAAGTCTATGAACCGACTCCATTAACCCGTAAATACCTGGTAGAGGAAGGTTATATTGATAAATAATAACATTCCAACTAGGAAACAACCAGCCGAGGAGAATCCTGCGAAACTCTTTAGTGTAATAATGGTAGATTCTCTGTCGGAAAATAATTTTCAAGTATGTCTAATTTAACAAGAGATGTGTTAATCAAGACTATCGTCGCAACGGAAATGCAAAAATGCGATAGTCCTGATTATACTCAACAATTAAAGAAAACATATCATAAGTGGGAACACGAATCTAGCAGTGTTCTTTGCCAAAAGTTTAATCAAATACAACACACAAACATTACTGTAGACTTGCTCAAACCATAAATATAAGAGCCTTGCTCTTATCAGATGCCGGAAGAAGTAAAAGAAGTTTCTAAAGAAGAAGAGAAAAAGAAAGG